TGCTTCTTTGTATGATACACCTTCACTATCCCAAACATTTAGAATATATCTTTTCTTTGCAACCCAAATACCTTTGTCTGCAATCACTTCTCGTTTCATAAACATCTTATTTGCATATGCATTTGTGTATTGTTTAAGTTCGTCATACGATTTTGTAATGTATGGTTCAATAGATTCTGATGCAACCTTGTCTAGAAAGTTTATTGTTTTAGATAATGCATTATCACTTTTAATTGTTTCAGTAACAAGTTTATCCATAGTCAAATAAACAGAATCAGTATCAGATGCAATCACATAATCATCATCTGTTTTTAAAACATTGTTTAGATATTTGTTAAGTTTGTTTTCAATCCAACGAATAGATAATTGACCACTCTTTGTAATACCCTCTGCAATCGCTTTATCGTAATAACGAAAATATTGATTACCTATTGCACCATAAGCAGAGTTCAAAGAAATCTTACGAGCCATCTGAATATTGTTATAACGACTTATCAGTTTTTTATACTTGTTGTCTTTTGTGTTTTCAAATTCTTGTTGTGCAGATAACATTTTCTTTTTGTAAGTCACTCGTTCATTGTATAACTCTTCCATCATAGTTGGTAAGAAACCTTTTTTATCTGTTCTAAACAATGCACCATTTGGTGTCATAGTAGTTCTGTCTGGTATGTCTAGTTTAATACCTTTTAACATACCATCAACTGTAATGTCTTGATGTTTACTTTTCAATAATGTTTCTGGTGAGAGATTATACTGCATAATTAAATGTGGATATAGTGAATTCAAATCAAATGATACAACCCACTTATGTAAACCAGTAATCGGTTCTTTTACATATGCACCTTCATATTGTTCGTTTTTGTTATAAGACTTTTTCTGTGGTATAACAATCTTTCTTTTTCTCAAGAAGTTATAGATTAAAATATCCCAATATTTAACTTGACCAAACACATCTGAATAATTTACTTTACCCTCATAGGCCATAGTAAGTGCAAGGTCAATCAAACCCATCTTGTCTTCTAGTTTGTCAACTATTTCCACATCTTGAATATTATAATCAATGAAAGATTGAAAGTCTTTTTCATACCACTCTCTAAATGTTTCGTATGGATTTTCATCTTTCTTTTCACCAAGCTCTACACTTGCAATATAATCTAACTTGTATGATTCTTGTCTGGTGTAAGTAAACTTTTGATAGAGTTGTAAATAATCATATTGAGATACACCCATAATGTCATACATCAAATGATTTCTACCCATACTATATATTTTTCTTGCACTAACATTTTTCCAAGGCGATAGTTCTCGCATTTTATCTTCACCACAAACTTGTTTGATTCTATTTGCAAGATAAGGAATATCAAAGAAGTCTGTATTCCAACCAGTAATAACATCTGGATAGTTCTTTGTCCAGAAAGACATAAACTCCATAATCAAATCGTGTTCGTTAGGACAACGAATATAAGTAACATTTTCTCTTGTATTCTCGTAAGGTTGAATACCCCATACTATAATTTTTTTAGATTGTTGGTCTTTAACTGTAATAGAAAGTAAAGGTTCTATTGCAGATTCTGGATTAGGAAAACCATTCTCGCATTGAACCTCAATATCAATCGTCATAATTAATAGTTTATCAATGTTCCAGTTTACCTTCTGTGGAAATGTATCTGAAATATATGTGTATGCAAATCTGTTTAGTCCGTAAACAAGATGAGGCTGACTTTCGTATTTGAGAAGAAAGTCCTTTGCATCTTTTATACAATCAAATTGATATGGTGTTACTGATTTACCATCAAGAGTTTTCCAATCCGTTTGTTTCATTACTGGAACAAACAGAGTTGGTTTGTATTTTAATCTAAAACTTACTCTTTGATTTTTATCAACACCACGAACTAAAAGAAAATTACCCCATTGTACTACATTAGTATAAAAATCCATAATATAACTATATCACCTTTTTAAAAATAGTCAACCCTCAATTAAATCTTTTTCCTCTGGAAAGTATTTGTTCATTGCCTCAATTAAATCTTCATATTTAGCGACCTCGTGCAGTTCTTTTTCTATTTCACTTACGATATCACCGTGTTCACCAATGCCTCTTGGATTGTCAAGTAACACCTCAACATTTGCAAGGTGTTTCTTAATATGTCCTTCAGAGTGAAGTAAAAATGCAGATTTTAATTTTTGTTTAATTGCTTTTTGGCTCATCAGTTTCCTCTTTCTTTTTTCCTATATTATATTTTGGTTCTAAAATCCAATCACCTTTTTCTTTAAAAGAGATAACTTTTATTTGTGATAGTGGAGCTTTGGTTTCTGGTTCGTTCTCAAAACTAACTAGTCCCCAATCTTTTAAAAGACAAGCTATAGAATTTCTTCTTCCTATATCGTTATCTGATATGTTGTGCTCTTTACCATCAAGTGCAAATAGTTCTTTGAAGTGAACTATGTAATATTTGCCTTGTTTGTGTAGTATGTGACAAGATTGAAAAAGTTTCTTTTCTTTTCTAGATGATACTCCGATTCTGGAAAGTGTTTCCCTAACCTTTAAAAAATCATCTGGTTCTTTCAAAGAAACTTCTAACATCTTATCTGTGTTCCATAAAGTTTCGTTCATTTTTTCATTCCACCTTTATTCAGTTTACTTTTGATAAACTCTATTTGTTTATCGTTAAGTATGTCAAGAATTGATTTAGCTTTAGAGTTATTATATCCATAATATTCTTTTACATACTCAAGATTTCTAGATTTGCTTTCCTTTATCCAAGGGGCATATCTTTTTCTTGTTCTTATAGTATTTAGTAAAAAGTCATATTGCAACTTCTTGTCTTTGTCTAAAACTGAACCATAACGATTCATTTCATTCACTAATAATATACAATCATTATGTGGTGCAAGACATTTATTTACAATAAAAGGACTATACTTTTTTTCGTACATATCGTCCTCACCGTCCATAAGATTATTCTTATTAAAGTTTATAGAATTAAGATACTCTTTTAATTCATATGCCATTATTGTGGGCTCTGTGCAAGTATCTTTTGGTCTGCAAGTAAAGGCATAGTTTTTAATTCTATCTCAAAGTTTGCAGATAAGGTTCTTCTTTCTCCCTCACCATAAAATGGCGATACAGAGTGTTTTAACCAATTAGGAAACATTAATAGTTTACCAACTTCTGGTTTTACAAATGCTTCTTGAACTGGTTTTAATTGTTTAATATCACTAGTGCAGTTCATACCCCAACTAAAAAATGTGAAACCATCAGTAGTACCAGATGCATTATTTAAATCTAGTTTAAGTCCACCAGTCTCGTATTCTTTTGCACTACCAGATAATTTTTCTATCTGTGGTGGTACTTTTAAATATAAAATACAAGACATTCCAGTAGGTGTATTAACACCGTGATCGTGTAGTGGATTATAATCACCTTCATAACTATGTACTGACCACATAGATACACAATCACTTTTTGCATCTGCACAACCTAAAAATTGTAGATATGAAAGTGTAAAACCTTCAAGAAGTGCTTTCAAACCTTTTACTGGCTTATCTTCAAAGTTCATATCTAATTGTGCAGACTTTTTATTTGCTTTAATTTGTCCTACAAGTTCGTGTGAAAAACTTTTTGCACTTCCTCTTACACCATCAATATACTCATTAAATTCATCTGTAACATATTCTGGTAAAAATACTTCCAACATATTTAATGCTGGTTTAGTAACCATTGACATCTTAATATCTTTTGCAAGATTAATTGCCTGTTCATTTGTATCAACCATAATAACTCCTATTTAAATTTACACTCACCCATCAACTGTGTTAGACAAGCAAGTAAATTAATTTCTTGGTCGGCAACAAATGCAGCTTTGTATTGATAGTCTGCAATCAATAAAACTGCTGTTGCGATTGAACGACCATCTTCAAAATACTCATAAAGATTGTCATACATTTTTCTAAATATTCTAGCAGGGTCGTTATCTAAATTATTAACAACCCACTTTCTCATACTTGTAAAATCTTTCTCTCTCAAGAATGTGATTAAATCTCTCATATTCTTTTCAGAAAGGTTTACTAATATTCCACTATCAATTTGTCCAGATGTAGCATATCTTTGTAATTCATTAAGACATCTTCTCCAATCTGGAAAGAACTTCATAATTAATTCTGCAACAACTCTTTCTTCATACTTTACATTCTCTGTTGTGAGAACAGTATTAATACTAGACATAAATTGTTTTGCAAGATTAGGTTTTTCAGTTTTGGGGATATTAAATTCAACCACACTACAACGACTATGTAAAGGTTCTATGATTCTATTCTTAAAATTACAAGTAAGAATAAATCCACAGTTCTTGTGAAACTCTTCTATCATACCACGAAGTGCTGGTTGTGTTGATTGTGCATTTAGATAATCTGCCTCATCAATAATGATAAACTTTCTACTACCCTCTAACGACATAGTAGATGCAAAGTTTTTCATTTTATTACGAAGTACATCAATACCAGATTCTTCAGAACCGTTAATCATAATATAATCATAACCTATTTGTTCTAACATCGCCTTTGCAACTGTTGTTTTACCAACACCAGGCCCTCCAGTTAGTAATAGATTAGGAATACCATTCTTAACAAACTCAGAAAAAGTTTTCTTTAGATTTTCTGGTAATACACAATCTTGTATAGTTTTAGGTCTATACTTCTCAACCCATAAAAAGGTGTTATTCATTTAACTCCCCTATGAATTGTATGTTGATTCTGGTTCTAATGCAATAAAATATGATACATCTAAATCTTTATGTTGGAAATAAGAAATACCTTTAGATGAAACTTGTACTTTATAATCACCAGGCAATAGTTTTAAATTCTCTACTTTAAAATAGAATTCAAAAGATGCAGTTGCACCATTACCGATTGTGATTGCAAAGTCATTTGATGCTTTGTTCTTTTTATCTTTTACTTTTAGTTGTATTGTACTATCTTTTTGACCAGTTAATACTAAATCAGATACACCTAATGTACCAGCTGCAGTAATAACTTTCTTTAGATTTACTTCTGTGATATCAACCTCTGCATCAACAGATGGCATACTAATTTCTTTATCAACTGTAACGATAACAGATGGGTCAGAATAATGATACTTACAACTTGAACTATTATCTTCTTCTGCGATAGTCATATACTTATCATTAAAAGATAAAACTGGTTCTTTAAATAAAGACATAGCTGCAAGATATTCATTTAAATTGTAGATAGGAATCTCTTGTGAGAACTCATCTGGAACAGTTGCAGATGCAACAATGTTTTTCATTGCAGATACAGTTTTTAACTGATTACCTTGTTTGATTAAAATGTTTTGATTGATTTGAGAATAGTTTTTTAATATTTCTTTAGTCTGATTTGACAATTTCATTATTTAGTTCCTTCACTTCAATAAGTTTATTTAAGTACCATTGGGCTTTCTTTAAGTCCTCAGTACCATTTTTATAATTGTATCTCCAAATGTATTTTAATATATTACCTTGAAGATAGCTTTCAAAACCATCACCAGTTGCACATTCTATTGCATCTATACATTCAATTTTTTGTTGATTGTAATGTGGTGGGTGGTTAACATTATCTATTTTTTTCATAAGACCATTATATATTAAAGGTGGGGTTTTGTCAACCCCACCGATAAATTTATTTTACTTCAATCGTTTGAGGTTTTTTGTGGTCAGGCACAATTCTTTCTAATGCAATGTATAACATTCCATTTTCCATTTTTGCACCTTTTACTTTCATCTCATCTGATAAAGTAAAACTTCTTTTGAAACTTTTGTGAGAAATACCTCTGTGTATTAAAGTATTCTCATTTGTATCACCTTCTATTTTTTTAGATGAGATACTTAAAGTTCCTTCTTTTAGTTCAATATCAATGTCTTTTTTGGAATAACCAGCCAAGGCCATCTCAATTTGATAGTTGTAGTCATCATTTTTGACTATGTTATATGGTGGGAATCCACCACTTGTTGTATGAAAGTCAGTATCAAAAAGTCTATCAAATAGACTATCAAAACCAACTGTATACGGTGTTAACCTATTACGGTCTAATGTTGCTAAAGTATTCATATCTATCTCCTTCTTTAAGCAAGATTAATATTGAGTCCCAAAAAGGCAACTCATAAAGTTGGGGTTTTTTTGTTAGAGATAAACCCCATAACTCTATTTATTTATGACACTCTAGGGTAGGTATACTATATTGTGTCATTGAGAAGTCTTATGAACGGCTTCTCATCTATATTTATATATTATTACACTACCATAGAGTCAATAATTTGTCAAGTCCCTAAGCAACTTCTGCCATTTTTAATGCAGTATCAAGTGCTTTTAACTTAACTCTTCTGTTCCTACCATACCAAGCAGAAGTAAGTCTTCCGTCAGTAGTAGAACCTTGTTGGTGGTCAGTATTAAAAGTTACTGCATTAAACGCCTGCCACCAAGTACCTTTTGCATACTGATTACCAGGCTGAGTTTCAATAACTTCAAA